TAACTGACCACCGTACCACTCACTTTCAGTTCACCCGTTTCCTCCGTATAGCCAATCACTTCCATTTCGGGCTGGATGACAGTGCCTCCACCTTCACTTGTATAACCATTGTTCCAAAGGCTATCGTTGTTCCAGTAAAGGTCGTTGTCCCAAATTCCTCCGCTAAAGCAGCAATTGTACTTGCTCATCAGTTCGATTCTGTTCTGCAAGTGAGCTATCTGGTTTTTCAGTGCTTCAATTTCCTGAGTGTTCTTGTTGATGACCTTCTTCTGTTCAATGATTGTATTGGTAAGCACGCCCATTTCCTTGGTGATTCTGTCGTTGGCAGCTTGAATTTGCTTCTGAAGTTCACCCATGGTAAGCTCTGAATCACCAATCTTCTTGTTTATATTGGCTATGTCTTTCTCATTCTTATCTGCCTTGTTGCTTATCTGAGATACAGTCCTAGTGACATTGTTTATCAAAAGTTCATGTCCAACATCTTTCTTCTTTAAGTCTTCAATCGAGCTATCCAGTGTTTCAAGATGTTTCTGATGCTCTTTCAATTTTTTGCAATGTTCATCTATATGCTTTTCATCCTTCTCAAAACGAGCAAGAGCCTCATTCTTAAACTTCTTGAAAGCAAGCACCCATTCGATTATCCACGTGGTATCCACAAGACAAGTCCATGTCTCGCTGTTTTTGATTGTAGGCAAACCCTCTTCATTCAGTTCGTATGGAGGAATACCCTGGGCTACCGAAACGTTGAGACGGAACACGCCTCCATAGCAGGTGACTATGTTCTCAGCATAATACTTCTTGGAGTTGTCGTATACACCTCTCCATTTCAGTGCCTTACCTATTTTTACTATGTTGCTGTTCATTATCGTATCTTTTAATTGATTTCTTTAATAGCGTAGATATATTGCGTGATTTCCTCCAATGTCATATCACTGATGTTGGTGCTGTTGGAAACTATACCGAGCAATCTACCAGTATGTATGTCTTGAGCCATGGCAACCATATTCTTCACATTGCTGCTTGTCTGCGGAATGATGTAAAGACCCTTTTCATCCTTGAAAGCGTCTTTTTTAATCATGTAGCATACAACCGAACGTTTAAGCAGAATGAAGCATTTATGGCAAGATTCAGTAATCCAATAAGGCTGTTCTACCAATGAGGTGTATAGTCTGCTTTCATCAATGTCATTTATCACGAATACCGGAGAATCCTTTATTTCATCATCGCCTGGGTTATCGAACATGATGATCGTGTTGGCTTCCAGTGTCGCCTTGACAATGAAATACTCGTCACTTTCAACTATATTTCCATATTCATCAAACTTACCTTCAACCACATCGTCCACAATCCTTGTCTTGGTTGTGGTATGGTCAGGGAAGAAGATAATTTCAAGGAAGTTCGTGTATTCGTTGAGAAGTTTGATAAAATCCAAATCATCAACTTCATTCAATACTGTGTTTCTACGGACATAATCGTCGTCAAACATGCTGAAGAAGTCAATTGCAAGCTCGTCAACTGGAATGAGGTCTGTATCTTGCTGTTCGGTTTCATGAATGAAAAGGACATCAAGATTGCAGTTGGTATTGTCAAAATCGGCTTCCACTATTCTTTTGCCGTCATTTTCAAACTGGTTTTCCAACTTTTCGGCAAAATCGGTATGTGATATTACGGAGTTGATATATTGGGTGATTCCCACACCGGTGGTAGGGTATCTGTAGCTGTTTCCAGGATTGCAGATAGACAAAAGTTGCGCTGCCTGGTCATCGCTGTAATTGATGCTTAGGTCAGTTTCCTTGGATGAGTAGATATATGCCTTGTCCAGTTCTTCCATCTGTTCGTTCTGAACCATCTTGACGACAAACTCACCGTCAATGTCAACGAACGGAAGCATACTTGCACTTATAGGAGCCGAAATGTTCTTGCTGAGTGCAAAACTGCTTACCGGCAACCCGAATTCACCTCTGATATTCCAAAATAAGCTGTATTGGTTGTCTTTCAGTTTTACTGGACGGATTCGGAAAGTGCTTGTATTCGGGATATATGGTGATTTGATTCTGATAATGAGCTGACGGTCTGTATACTTGACCATGCTCCAATATGCTTCAGGTACGATTACATTGCAAATAAGAACATCGGCAGTATCGTCAACATCCAAGATATTGCCCCACACCACATCAAATATAGGCATAGATGAATTAGACTTGTCTTCAAACAACAAGTCCCTTTCTTTCATATCTATTATCAAATCTTTAACCATAATCTAATACAGTGTTTATATATAATAGTTAAAGATTCTTTGAAATTGAAAAGGGGGTGAACAGCCAAAAAGAAGCCGTCTACGTTATGGTAATGTTAACAATAGATGCAGTTCCGGCAGAAGGTGCTGAAGGTCTTGTGGCGGCTCCTGGAACGGAATTCATGGCAATCCCGTTTATCCAGTCCATTATACCGCCGCACACCATTTCCCAAATCTTGTGCTGCGGGTCTTCATCCAGTACGTCATGTGCTGCCGTAAGCTGTTCCCTAATTGTGTCTATACCTATATTAAGGAAAGGCTTTTGTGGGAATACAACCCCTGCATTGCCCATAGGAGCAAGCTGGAACCCTGCTATTATATTTGACTCTATCTGCTTTATCCAGTCATCAAAATGCTGTGAAGGGCCAGTAGGAGCACAACTGCCGACAATGCTGAACATATCTGCAACAACCGGGTCAGGAGATGGTTTTGAAGATTGGATTGTACCTGAATACTGGATGGTTACTGTTGTGTTCTGAATAAGATACTCAGTGATTCCTTGTGCTACAGCCTCCATTGCAGAAAATGCAGAACCTTCCGAGTAATTCTGACCTTCTCTTCCGATTGCTGCATTTATCTTGTCTATTATGGTAGCTGCAAATGATGATTTGCTCATAATGTTATTGTTTTAATGTTATGTACCGCTGACGGTGGAACCGCAATGCGGAGCACCGCTGAAGGGGCATACCTTAATTGGATTGAACGGGCCTTGCAAGTCGGTAGCACTCTGTCCCTTGGTTTTCAATGTGCCACCTGTCAAAGTGATTGTCTTGCCATCAACCTTTACATCATTCGCTTCAACCTTTACATTTTCAGCTTTGACATCACAGTTCGTACATTCGACCTTCACATCTTCAGTCTTGACCGTTATTTTTCCTTCCTCTTCTGTAAAGACCGTATCACCAATCTTGTATTCAACCTTACCGCTCGTTTCAATAAGTACATTCTCTCCATCAATTGTTATCTTGGTATTACCTACAGTGATGATTTTATGTTCCACGGTCTTTTCCTGCTTGAATCCTTCCTCATCATCAGGCGAAGTTATTTGGTCTGTAATTGAAGTGGCGGTATAGACAGTACTTGTCTTGTTCTTTGTAGGCTCAAGCTCATCAAAATCCTTCTCCAAGCCATCATCGGTTTCCACAAAATCTTCCACTTCAGTCACACCAATTCCAATCTCTTCATGGGCTTTGACCTGAATTCTCTTTGCATGGCTGTACATTAAAACATATTCATGGCCGTCAAGAGGATTCTGAACGATAACCACTTCAGAATAAAGCATTGGAACGATAAGTACACCTTCAGTATTGTCCTGAATGGCAGACAAAAGAACACCTTTGTGATGACGAATACCCTTCACATTGGTTTCATCGGGTTCAAAATTATATTCCTGTACATCGATGGTTCCGGCCAGTTCGCCATCCTCATGAATGGCACAGACATAGCCCACTATCTTTCGTGTACCACGCAATGCCCCATCCAAATCAGTTGTTCCTTGTCTTGCTATTTCATGGATTGCCCTACGGACATCTCCTGCTATCTTATGTGCTTCGTGTGATATAGACATAATTAGATGATTTTTACGTTTTCTGAAAACTTTGCTATCTTGAAAGGCATCTTCAATTCCCTTCTATATCCGTTCAATCCGAAAGTGGTATTGACAGATTCTACAAAATAATATCCGTTCTTGTGCGGCTGTCTCATGTCTATCAACCCTACAATATCGGTAGGCTTCACAAAAACATCCCCGAAGATTACCAATGAACCTGAGATACCATTAGGAACATACGATGCCCAATACTGCTTCGCCTCTTCCATCAATTCGTCCTCAGTTATGCCTATCTTGGTTGACATGTATGGAACCACATTGTAATGACTGAGGTCTACCTTGTTTTTCAAATGACCGCCAGTTTTCTTGTCACTATTGGTTCCTTTGGCACCCTTCTGACTTTTTTTATCCTTGTAGTCACGCTTGTTTACCATACGGAATTGCCCTTCATAATTGTTGTTGCCGCTTGAATCTATAATCCAACCTTCATCATCTGTATTCGGATTCTTGATTAGGGTAAACTTGAAGAATTTCTTTCCATCTGTACCATGAGCCTCTACAGCAAGGTATTTCTTGTCAGTATGCATCAATGAAAGCTTGTCTTGAGCTACATCCCAGTCAAACTGAATGATTTTCAAAGAATTGTTTCCTCCATTATATGTAATGTATTTCTTGTCGCTGTTGGGGATTCCTCCACCTCCCTTACCTGCATAGTAAGTCAACCCTACACGCAAATAAGCCTTTCCGTTTTGATTAAGCTCCATAATGCATAGAACACCGGCTTTTCCCCATTCGTTCAATACATCGGCAACAGTGAGATTGTCAGTGATTGTACCACCTTTTACACTGATGTTCGAACCCTTGCTTGCTTCTGACAATTCAACGCCAGTATCTTTGAGCAAATCATATTTACCTCCCGAATCCAAAAAATCCTTGACGGTCAATGAATCCTTTTCATAAATGTTTGGCACACCGATGGTTGTCAGAATATGGGCCATATTGGTACATTCAATTTCCAATGGAGTATCAACTGAAACGGAAGTGATGAATCCGGTAAAGACCAAATCCATATTAAGTCCGTCACTGGCATTCATCTTGTCAAATTCAGTTTCAGAATAAGCATATCCGAGACGAATTTCAATACGATTGCCTATTGCCAAATCATTGGGTTGCAACAAGGCCGCTTCATTCTTGCTTCTATTGAATTGAACGAGACCCTTGTCGTCGTAATTTGGAGCCATTGAGGTGGTTGAAACACCGTCATCCGAAAAGGTAGAAGACGAGGTTGTGATTACTTCCCCGTCATTGGTAGCCTTTTTCATTTCCTGGGTGGAGACCGTATTGTCAGCTTCAGTACCGCTCTTCACTGTCTTGTTCTTTGAACTTGATACGTGAATCACAGTACCTCTAGGGAACTTTACGACAGCCTTGTTTATAAGTTCCTTGCATGAATCGGCAATCTCTATGCTTTCACATTCACGGATGACAAGACAATCATTCGGAATATTGTACCAGTCATTGCCTTTTGGTCGCCATACCTTTATCAGACAAACAAGGATTGCAAGTTTGTCCTCATAAGCCTTATGTGTTATATAGTCAGGTGTAGACTTGAAAGGCTGTTCCTGCACCTTTTCAGGGCGTTGTGTCAATTGATTTGATGAATCTGGCATAATTGTTATAATTTTGAATCCAACATACCGCTAGAAATAGCCAAACCTTGACTGAATAAATCTCCGGCCATAGATTTCAGACCTGCAAGTTGGCTCTTCAGCATTGATTCCCAACCAGTGTCATCAGAACTGTCGTTCATAGGTTTCGGCGGGATAAATGTAATGGTATCATAATTGATTACAATTTCCTTTTCAGGCTGCAAACCTATTGCATTGAATGTGTAATTCTGCACTGCCTTATATCCTTCCTTTGAAGTTATGTTGAAGTCAGTGATAACGATATGTTCGATACCAAACTGGTCCAACACCTCATTGTTCACCTTTATGATGCCCTTGTATTGCATTATCTTAATGAACTTTTTAATTTCCTTTGCCGGGTATACATCAGGCTTTCCACTGGTGATTTGGCCGGAAACTGAGAATTTAATGTCTCCATTGGAAACAAGTTCCTTTCTACTGTAATCCCTGCCTTGTACACGGGAAACTACGATATTCTTGTCTGAATTTATGGTTATCAATGCAGTAGTATCATACCAAACCAAATAATTGGTTTTGATATTTTTAATATTGTCATGGGATATATCAAGCTTACAACCACCATTCACCTTTTTCATTTCAGCAGTCCGTGAACGCTGTGTGACAAAGATTGGGTCTTTCACTTCAATACCAAGCATTAAAGCATCACAACATACGTTGCCCCAATCATCAAGTGCCTCTATAACTTCACCATTTTCGATTGGGAACTTGCCATATTTTTCACTATCTTCTTTCATTTTCGAATATAACATCGTCACACCAATCCTCTCCGTCAGTGTTGCTTTTTTTCTTTCCATTGAGCAATGAATTGAACGCATTGACGGCTTCATCCTTGAGTGCAGATACAGCTCCACCCACAATACCCTTGGTGGCAACCTGAAGTATGGAGCCGCCAGCACCGGGACCACTATAGTAGAACTTGCAGTTTGAATCACGTCCTCCATTGGCAATCTTGCTCTGTAGGGTATCGAAAAGATGCCCTATAGTAGCGGTCATCGCACTGTTTGTAGCGGTGATTGCGAGATTATTTAAGCTAAAACCCATGTCTATTTTATTTTTATTATTAATAGTATTTATGGACAAGTGAAAGAAAGCCCCTCGACTTTCACATCGAGGGGCAATCAATTATGTTCTCATCACGCTGCTTGCATTGTTCATTGCTTCTGCCAATATTCGGTATACGGTTTCTGCCATTTTCTGTTCCAATGCCAGCATCATGTCACGTTCCTCCGCATTGGCTGCAATCGTTGTCCGGTCAAAGTTCGCCATCTTGTCTATATTGAGGACAATTTGGGTCGGACGTGCTGCCGAAGCGGTGTACTTGGATTCGTAAGCATCCTGCTTTGTCGGGTCTGCCGTTCCGTTTCCTGATGTAGGATTAGGGTTAGGATTAGGGACTGTACCGCTGTCTGAACTTGTCTTTTGGGACGGGTCTTTTACCACTTGGTCTAACAGATAGCCAAAAGCTCTCTGATTTCTTTCGTTCATCTCTTCAACCCAACCAATCTGTTCCATCGGAATTGAAACAGAGCCATGTTGTCCATGACGTTCAATAGAGCCATACGCATTATCTGTTTCTGAATTGTTGTAAAGCTCAATTTCATCTTCTGACATGGCCCAGTTGCCCATGTTTTTCTTGATGAATTCCTTTCTTGCAGTAACACTGTTGTCCTTTACAAGTCCTTCCTTATAAAGCATTTGATAGGCTTGGTCGGCAATTTCGATGAACAATTTTGTATTAGCCTTAAAACCTTCAATCTTGTCTCTCAGCTGTTGAAGAATGTTGCTAAAATCAAGATTTCCATTTGGTAATGCTTTAATCAACAATTCAATGTCATTAAATTCCTTGCCATTAAAGCCAATAGTGCGAATGATTCTGAAATTGTTTAGCACATTCGACAATGTTCTGTACCATTCATCACTATGCGGAACAAGTTTCTTTAATCTTTCTTGAGCTTCAAGTGAGGCAGTAATTGAACCGTTCAATCCTTCAATTTCAGCATTCAGCAAATTATATCCAGCCCATACATACGACTTCAGGTTACTCCAGTCAAAATTTGGATTGTTGAAGTTTTCTTTGGTGATATACTCATCGCCATACAAATTGATGTCATACGGATTTGCAACACTGCTTATGATTGATTTTGCACGTTCTACAAATTCAGCACCTCTTCCGTACTTTTTGTATAACTCAACAATCTGTTTTTGTGCCTGAAGAACTCTGCTATCCTTCGCTCCTTCATTTTTTACAGCAAGAGTGGCTTGTCGCTTCCATTCGTTTTGAGCCGCTATCGCTTCGCCGCCAAATGCATTGAATATCATTGCAGACTCCATTGTATTAAGCGAATTTCCAGCATTGAAAGGCATGTTTTTGGATAACTTCAACATGTCTTGCTCAAATTTTTCTGAAGCGATGACTACGCCGCCTCCAAGAAGTTTTTTATATTCATCTTCAGTAAGGGCAAGACGCATGATTCTGTCATTAGCAAATCGCTGTCTTGACATATCAACCATGTATTGATTTGTCTTGCGACTTGCTCCATCTTTTGAAAATGCTTCTTCACTGAAAAGATATGAATAGCTTGAAGCATACTTGTTGTACTTTTCTTTAACTTCTTTTGCTTCTTCTTGATAATCAGCCATTCTTGATGTAACCAAACCATTTTGGCTAAAGAAATCGTAATTACCTTTATGTCGCTCATTTTCAGCACTGAATGATTTTTTATATTCATCTTCGAGCTTTTTACGTGCTTGTATCTGAGCTTCAGTTGTACCTTTGGTATATTGAGAAAGTCTGTATATTCCATATCCAAGGCCAATTGCGGCTCCAGTTGCAAGTGTAAATGGATTAACCAATAACCCAGCCGCCTTTGCAAGAGCCACCATCAAACCGGAGAACAACGACTTGAGAGATTTAAACCAATTGCCAAGTCCTACGAATGGATCAAAAGTAAATGCTGACATGAACCCTCTACTTACACGTGGCCATGTGCCATAAATACGTTTAGCTCGTTCACGCACAGCAAGACGTTCATTTATGATATTTTCAGCATAGACCTCGCTCTTTTCTTTTAATTGCATGATTTTTTTCAATCTGCCATTAGAAGAAGCAGCAGCTCTACGATTTACCATATCATTTGCAGCAGCTCCATAGAATCCCAGCAAAGCCATTTCGCTCAGTATAAGCCCTTCAAATTTATCCGCTCTGCCAGTATTGTTGCGGTATCGTGATGCCAACGCCTTTGTGCCTCTCATGTTGCCCATGACATTTGTAGCACTGCCAATTAAATTTCCGGCAACATTACTGATTGCAGCTGCTTTTGTGGCGGTTGTGGTCATTTCTACTCCTGCAATAGCAAATAACGTGCTACGCAATCTATCCAACACACTGATAGCCCCAACTATTGGAGTAATAAGCGAACCAACCTGAGTGAAGAACATCTGCGCCCAAATCCAGCCCTTTACAATAGGTTCAAACTTTTCGTAGAACCATACCCAAACCTTGACGAATTTAGCCATCATCTTTCCGATACTTACAATCATATCGAAAAGTTTCTGAATCAATTGGGCAGTTTCAGGACGTGCAAGATAATCACGTAAATTACCCAGCATTTCTTCAAAATACCCCGTATTGGCTTCAAAAGCTTTCAGAATACCTTCCGTAAAAGTAGAAGTTACCTGCGCCCAAAGCCCCTTGATTGTATTCTGCTTTTCAAGTGCGATGTTCTGTGAGATGTTGCTTGTCACTGATGCACGGTTGGCCAACATAAGCTCAACCAATGAACTCAAACCATTTTTACCGACAAATTCAGAAACAGCATCAACGCCACTTGCAACTTGTGATGCATCAGTACCATCTTCTTGTGCAGCAGCATTCAATGCAGCAGCAGCTCCAGGTTGTGCTGTAATGCGAAACAAGTTACCGACAACCTTAGCCATTTCATTTTGAGGAACCCTTCTGGCAATTTCAGTCAATATGTCAGACATGGAACGATAGCTGTCATCTTCATTGATTGTTTTGATGCCATAAACCTTGTCCAACATATCCAATACCGCCTGTTGATTCTTGTTCGGCTTGAAGATGTTCTGATACATCATACGCAATGCAGTACCGGCAGAAGAAGCCTGAATACCGGCATTACCCATAATACCGAACAAAGCCATTGTATCAGCAAATAGGTTCGGGTCATTCTTTCCATACAAGCTGGCAACACCACCGCCATACTTGGCTGATTCAGCAAGCATCATCAAGTCAGTATTTGAACGTGTAGCTGTAGTGGTCATGATATTCACAGCTTCACGAACCTTTTCGCCGGCAATATTGAAGGTCGTCATGATGTTGGTCATCTTGTCGGCAGTTTCACCCAAATCAGTATCACCAATCAATGCAAGGTCGGCAATAGGCTGGATGGAGTGCTTGATTTTCTCTATGTCAAAACCTGCCATTGCAAGGAAACGGGCTGCACTGGCTACTTCAGGAGCCGAGAACTTTGTCTTGATACCTACATCACGAACGGTACGTTCCATGCTTGCAAATCCTGAAGGTGTATATGTGTCAGTACCATTCTTCAGGATGGCATTGGTAGTGCGCATCGTGTTCTGATATTCAATCGCTTCACTGAATGAATTTCCTACAGCTGACATGGCACCACCTACAGCAAACATGACACCCATACCCTTGGCCATATCAACAGCCATAGGAGTAGTTGCACCGAAAGAAGTGTTTCCGGTGAAAGGATATGCCCATTTTCTTATTCTGTCATAAGAAGATACTGGTTTTTCAGCTATCCTTACGGTCTGCATCTTTGATGTAGCCTTTGTTGCAGCCGTTGTCGCTGAAGCCAATTGTGTTGCAGCTTGAGTTGCCTGAAGGACTTGGGCTTGCAACTTATTGATTGCGGTCTGCAACTGCATAGGAATCTGAACATTTGCCTTCCGCATCAGCTGTGATACACTTTGGAGGTACTTCAGCATGTTTTGCGATGAAATGCCTTGGACTGGCGTGATGCCGGTCGTGGTCATAGCTTTGCTAAAATACTTCCAGTTTTTTACTACGGTGTTTAGCTGCTCCTTATTCTGTACGAATGGAAGAACGGCATTTGACAATTGGGCTACATGCATTTGATGTCTTGCAGCACCTCTTGCTAAAGTTTTTTGTTTTCTTTCCTGTTTTGTCTGCGTTGCCAATGCCTTGCTCTCAGCTTCCAGCTTTTTAATTTCATCTACAAATTGGAATGGAACTTGCTGATTCGATATTTTCATCCACTCCGTTGCGCTTTTAAGAAGCCAAAGCTTTTCTGCACCGGACATATTTGCCCTTGGCGTGATTCCCGTAAACACAGAAGCCGCTTTAAAATACTTACGATATTTAATAAGCTCATTTAATTGGCTTTGATTTTTAGCAAATGGCAAAAGAGCATTGGAAGCTTTCGTTCTTAATGCATCGGCTTGTCTCTGGTGTCTAGATATGCTTGTGACACTTTTTTGTTGCTTTTGCATTTCAGTTTCCTTGCTGATAGCGTTCTGCAATTTACTTATTTCATCAGTCAATTGGTAAGGAATTTGTCTGTTGTTTGCGGCAATCCATTCCGAAGTTGTTTTGAGATAAGCTAACTTTTGGGCAGATGACATATTGGCTGTTGGATTAATTCCCGATAGAGCAACAGCTTCTTTGAAGAATCTTCGATACTTCATAAGCTCATTCATTTGTCCTTGACCATTTACAAATGGAAGGAATGAATTGTAAGCTTGCGCTCTCAATGTGTTAATTTGGCTCTGATGAGACGTCATAGATGCCATTCTTAAAGCATTCTTATGGCGTGCATAAGATTTCTTATATCCCTCAGCCCGTTTATTTAACTCATTGCCTCTCGCTGCTTCCAGTTTGTTTCTTTCATCTTGCAATGCCCAAGGAATTTTCTCATCCGCTTTACCAATTTGATTTATAGCTTCATTAAAGAGTGTCAATCTTTCAAAAGTAGACAAATTAGGACTGAGTGGTATTCCAGTTATTTGCGAAGCTTTGTTGAAAAAGCCAATATTGTCTGTCACAGCCTTTAATTGGCCTTGACTTCTTGCAAATGGAAGAGCTGAATTGTGCATCTTTGAAGTGACTGCACTTTGTGAAGCATTCTTGTTGCTGCCGCCAGTTGTAGTTGTACTTCCTGAACCGCCGTTAGTTGCACTTGCGCTTCCACTACCACTTGCTTTAAGAGTAATGGTTTGTGGGCTACTAGCCTTTACTTGACCGACGAATGTTTCCAGCTTTTCCAATGCTGGAGTGATATTAAGGTCAAGATTGATTGGAGGAACCTTATCTTGTATAGCCTTTAGCTGTTCCTGCTTGCCAATAGCTCCCTTATTCCACATCAACTTAATGCTGACTGGAAGCTCAGGTCTAGGAATCACTTTCAATGATTGGTTGACCTGACTTGCCGTTATCTTAACAGCTATTGGAATTTCAGCATTTGCTGGTGGCTGAAGTTTTTGTATCTGTCCGATAACATTTACAGGAAACTCTTTTCCTACATTGTTAACGCCGGTGAGATTACCGACAACATTGATGGTTAAAGGTGCAATTTTTGTTGTGGGCTGTACAGCTGGAGCAGCTTTTTCTTGAAGTTGCTGAATATCATATTGAGCAGTCGAAAGACCCAATTTATATTGTTGCAACAGTTTGGTTCCACGGGTTATTTGTCCTTTTAATGCTGGAGTTGGCTGTTGGTCATACCTTTGTTGGTTTGCATACAGCTTTCTCTGTACATCATCAATTTTCTTTTTGTAATCTGTAGCGGACGCTCTTGCTTGTTCCAGTTTTTTCTGTTCATCCTTAGTGAGACCTACAAGTGTGTTTGACTTTCCTTGTTTCTTGGTCGTATCTCCAGTGAAAGGAGCCATTACGGACTTACTGAGAGCAGCAAGACTGCTTAACTTGCTTTCAATTTCTGTAAATGCAGCTGCATTTGGCTTGGGCATAATATCGAATTTACCCAATGCGCCAAGTTCACCAAGTATGGTTTTTACTTGGTTGATTACAGTTATAGCTCCATTTGGACCATCAGCTTTACCATAAATGCTAACAGTCAATGACTTGGCTTTTGTATTGCCAAATACTTTGCCCCATTCACGAATTATTGCCGGTGTAACATTGGTAAGTCGTGCAGCTTGAGCTTTGGTGGCAACTGTTGGCTTAGAAGCTGCTTTTTGAGCAGTTTTTTCACTCTTTGTTTGTACTGCCGCATTTTGTCGTTCAAGTTTTTCAGCTTCTTTCAACAATTTGCTATCATTCGATATTTGTTGTCTCAAAGCCTTTACTTGAGCTTTATGTTCATCGTTAAGGTCTGCAAAAGCAAAATGGCGTTTCCCGGTCTTTTTGTCGGGAGCACCCATTATTTGATTAATCTTTTCTTTATATGCAGCAATATCCTTTTGAATGTCTTTGGCTGTTCTTGGACCTAAAACATTACCCAAGCTATTTTTTGCAGCTTTTCCAACAGCAGTATTACCTTGCAATGCTCTATTTATGGCAGCTGCCATTTCATCAGCGGCAGTTTTGACACTTACCTGCATTGCCTTTAATTTTCTATCAAAGGATGTAGTGTCAATTGTTGGAGCAAATGCTAAGTTCTGATTGCTCTTCAACTGGGTTAAAGTACTGTTCAAAGTACCAAGTGTCTGTTGGAGAGTTTTCATAGGTCCCTCAACTCCAGCAATGGATTCCATTATTGCACGGAGCTGTGCAGCGGCCTGTTCCGTATTAGCCCGTATGTCATACTGGACTATGTAATTCTTTACATCTGACATATTAATACAATGTTAAAGTTATACTTATTAATAGTCATAAAAAACCCCAAGCCGAGAACGACCTGGGGATGCAAAAAATGTTTATATGAAAGAGAGTTGTGCTTAAATCATGTTATGTGAAACTTCTTCTTCAATATATCCGCTATAGTTTACCGGATTAACTGAAAGTCTCAACGCAACTTCATCAGTTTCAAGGATATTTGAGTTTTCAAGGAACGTGACGACCCTTCCTCCAATCTGTTCCTGACCAGACTTGTTCCTCATTGCTGAATCAAGTATCGTGTTGATGGAATCAGTGATGATGGATATGGATGTTACACTGATGTTCTTTGTACCTGGAGTATAGATATGGTGGCTGTTGATATATGGAATCAAAGCTGTAGAAACGGCTCTACGGCATTTATGCATAACTCTATTGTTGGCAATGGAACTATAGTCGCCCACACTCAACGTTTGGTCATTGCACAAGAAATAGGATGCTTCCAGTCCTTCATAATCAACCGGAATGATATAGCCATTGGAACTGATGGTATTTGCCCATATATAGTTCACATCAGCTATACTCAAATAATTCTTTCCAAAACCGAATTCAGGATAATTGAATTGCTCGTTCTTGTTCAGGTCACATTTTTGTAGAGAACCTATACTTTCTTCCACTCCACATACAGCAAGACAAGCCATCACGATACCCATAGCACTGACTGGAGCCTGTTTAGGATTTGATTGCTGCATTGCGTGTACATCTTCTGTTCCGTTCTGAGCAAGCACTACAGACACCTTCGGACAATTTAGAGGAATGGCACTTGGAAGTCTCTTGTAGTTCACTTCCTCTCCATCTATATAATTGGAATTGCCGAAAAGTACAATGTTCAATGGAACGGTGGTGTATGTACGTTGACCTACCTTACCGCAAATTTCATCAGCTTGTAGTTGAAGGTCAGTAATCAGACTGGTAAAACCCAAGGAACCTTCGTTGCCTTTTGTCCATATAGGTTGTGAAGTCCATACGCCAACTTGAAAAAGTTTGCCGTTAGTTTCTTGCTGCATTTTCTGAAGCACATCCCAGCCTTTTGAACAATCCGCAAGTACGATATAAAGTTCCTGGTCAGCACCTACAAAGTTATAGAACTGGGCTATATGATAATATACCATATTGTTTAGGAAGCCGTCATTGGAGATTCCAAGCAATTTCGCATCATCCATATTGTATATTCGTTGCACCTTTTCGTCACGGAAATTATGGGCAGCCAAAGGATAGTCAACGAATGGAGATTCAAAACTGCTTATATCAAAAAGCATTCCACCGATACTTTCATCGGTAGATATGTTGAATGTCAAGTCACGTTCTTTCTTGACACCGGTGTTTATATAACTTATATGCGCCATCTTGCTTTTTCTTTATAATAGTATAAAAACAAAATAGGAGCCGTTCACAGCTCCTATAATTGTCATTTTCTTGCACCACCTGCAAATGCTCCTAATGCGTTGGTTTGCTGTACCATCATCATCTGAGAGTGCATCCATTGGGCATTTTCAGACCAGAAGGCAAACTCTTCAAGACTTAGGTTCTGCATGTCAAGTTGAGGATAGTAGTATGCAGTGAGTGCGAAGCGTTGCCTGAAGTAATCCTCCTTACCTATACGGCAACGCTCTATCTCTTTACCATGTCAGCGTTACGTGCATCAATGATACGGTTCAATTGCTGCATTGTGCCGTACAGGAACAATTCTTCATCATCAACCAATTCCTTGTCACCTGCGAGGAACACGTTTGAAGCAAGCATCTTGTTTGCCTGAATCAAGTCCTTCTGAACGAAGTTCATGTACTGGCTGAAGTGCATCAGGTTCGGACGACGGAGATAAGCGATGTACAAAGGCTTGTCATCATCTTCGTCACCTTGTACTACAATAACGAACACCTTGCGGAGATTGTGGATTTTCTTCAACTCTTCCGCTTTCTTGGCAATTTCTTCACGCACTTCCACTGGAACATCGATGTCCGTAAACATCATTGCTGAATTAACGTTTTCTTCAGCCGGGTTTTCTTTTTGATTACGCATAATACAATGGTTTAATCTGTTAATACTTCAGTAAACACCAAATCGTGTCTTCTCTATATAATAGTTATCGGATGAAAAAACATAAAAAAAGAGGCAGCCGTTTCCGACTGCCCCACCTGATAGTATAAACAAGCAATTAAACCGTTTATGCTCCTCCGTAAAGCTCGTGAGACCAACTCATCTTAGGGTTAGCTTGTACCTTACCGGTATAGATACGATGCGGATGCAAGTTGAATTCCTTAGTGAGTGAAGTATCATCCTGGTTGCCGTCCATACCGCCTTGAGCGAGAATACAACCTGCGAGAGTTACGGTTTCTGTTGTAACGTTGGCTGCAACGTCATTTACCCAGCTTACAATCAAGTTGAATTCACCGAGACCGAGCAAAGTGCCGTCACTTGACTTTTCACGCAATGCAATCTGAGTACCATAAGGCAATGTGATGGATGCCTCATAGGTCACGTTACCAAAACCACGTTTACGAGGTTGACCACCAAGACCGTAGATAGGTTCAATCTTACGTTCCGTATTCCATGAAATAGCGGTACAGTCAACCAATATAGGTGCGCTTTCGCTTTCACCTGCCAAGTTGGTCTGAAGCTGAATCATTGACCAACTATATGCTACATTATTAATCGTTGCCATTGTAATATAGTAATTTATCGGTTAGACATTATCCGGCTGTCGAAGTGAAGCCTTCAGTAACATGGATAACAGAAGCACAGCCAAGAGGGATAAGACGATAGTCAATATCAATCTTGTCAGTGTTCAAGACATCTTGGTCTTCTGCGATGGTACAAGTACGTCCGCTGATTTGTGGAACTGTAGTACCAGGTTCAACCATATTTGCATCCAAAGCGGCGATTACAATGTTTTGGAAGCTTGCAATAGCTGTTGCAGAAAGTCTACCAGTTGTAACATCCACTTCAACGTTGCTGTTGACGTAAGGCAAAAGCGCACGGCGAACTACACGGCGGCTCTTGTGCATTACACGGCAACGAGCGATAGTACGATAATCGCCCACGCTCAAAGTCTGGTCGCCACTGAAGAAGATGCTGTTTTCCAAACCATCGTAGTTGGTTGTGAAGATGAAGCCCTTCTTGTGGATGTATTCATTGCGCTTTGTATAGCCGATTGTCTTGATGTTGGTGAAAGAAGATTCACTTGCATATACACCATTTTCAGTGTCTTCAACAAGGTTGCCGAAACCAAGTTCAGCTTCCTGCATAACTGTTGCAAGATTAAAGCTGGCCACGTGACCGATACTTTCGTTTGCCGGAGCAACAGCCAAACAACCCATAGCAGCACCGATATTGCCTACCACTGCATAAGAAGCAGATTCAGAAACATGGTTGACTGCGTACATAATCTTATGTACAGCTTCTGTAGCAGCCTGGCCGAGGATTACTGAAACTTTCGGAGCATCCAATACACTGAGGTCAGGAAGCTTCTTCAAGTCTGTTTCAGCTTCATTCACGATCGGTGCGTTGAGAATGATGTTCAAAGGAGAGTTACCTTCGTAGTTGGTTACACCCACCTTACCACCAAGAACTTCAGCCATAGCCTGAAGCTTAGCACACACATTGCCGGCATCTACAGTGTAATTGCCGTCTTCGCTCTTGGAAGCAATAGCCTTGCCAGTCCATACACCGATTTGGTACAAGATACCACCTGAAGCGAGCTGCATTTTTTCAACCGCTTCAAACTCAGTGTCAACATCGCTGTCCATGAACGAGACAAAGAGTCTCTGATTGCCGCCAGCAAGAGCAAAGAAGCTGTCAATATGGTACTTAACGACACCTCCCAATACAGTCTCGTCAATACCTGCTTCAACGGCATCTTTCGGTACATTCAGTTCCACAACGTTTCCGTTGGCAAATGTCTGAGCGGCTACACCTTCACCGAGAGCCTTTTCGATACCGCCTACGACTGATGCATCGAAGATGATACCAACAACGTTCTCTGTGCTAAGGTATACATTGTTGACGAAAGCACCATCAGTATCGGTGGTGAACACTCCGCCTAAATTAGTATTTGTTGCCATTGTGAGTAATTATTTATTTGTCAGAAAATTTGTTTTGGTACAGAGTTGCGCCCTTACGCAAATACTCTGGAACACCTGCCGGATGAACAAATCCTTCAGGAGTAACATAGAACTCCTTGTATTGAGGATAAAGTTTCATCAAGTCAACGATTTTAGCTGGAATTTCATCTTTCTTCTTGCTTTCCTTCTGTGTTTCAACAGCTTGTTCAGCAGTCTGTTCTGTTGCTTCCATGCCTTCTACCTTTGTTTCTTCAATTGCAGGTGCGGTTTCTTTGCTTGTTCTTGCCATAATTGTAAAGTTTAAGACAAGGAGGATTCAAGCTCCTCCTTGCCAGGTTTCACTTATGCGTATTTGAAAGGAATGTGAGCTGTGATTTCCTTCGGACGAACGATGTTGATGTCCATCTTGATGAGCATCTTAAAGAAGTACAATTCAGAGTTAGCCTGGAGCTTTTCAACCTGAAGTACGTTTTCATCGTTTGCATAGTCAACACCCATCCAAAGGTTAGAATCCATTCCAGTGGTGAAGCAACCCATGAGGATTGTATCATCAGGCAATGCAGTCATAGGGATGATGCGCTTGCCCTGGAAACGATGCTGGTTTTCATCACGGTTGTCGTTGTACTTGAATGTCTTGTCTGACAAGTACTTGTTATAAGCATCCCAAGACTTGTAGTCCATCAAGATAACCAAACCTTGCTTCTTGCGTACCTTCGGTTCAGTAGCCTGCCACATAGCGTACAATTCAGCTTCAACAGCTGCACCGTCAGCAAATGCACCAGTACCTGCAACCTTGATTTGACCGCACTTTGCATCTTCCGATTCAGCTGGAGCGGCAGCGTTCATCAACATACGCATGATGGCACCATTGAAGTACTTCATTGGACCAGCAGCATCTTCGCTACCGATTTCTGTAGCACCGGCAGCAACATTGCCGTCAGCACTTGCAACCTTGGCAGCTTCTGTAGGAGTTGCAGCACACCAGATAGCGTGGTTGATATATTCAACCTTGCGTTCCAACAACAAACGAATCATGGTTGACTGAACCTTCGGATTCAATTCACGGAATACCAAGTTGCCGTTCGGCTGGAATGGCTTGTAGTATTGTTCGAAGTCACGTGGGTTGAATTCCATGTAAACCATGAAATCGTTCGGTTCCAAGTAACGTTCTGCAAATTCGTACTGACCCACTGACTTGCTGGAATCAGGAGTTGCCACATGGTCTTGGATAATCTTGCCAAGCTGAACACTAGGAAGAGCATACTTCTTCTGAATGCCAGACTTGATGTGAATAAGACCTTCCTTATAAGTCTCGTTCTCTTGAGCGGTGTAGGTCAGGAGGTCCGCTAAAACCTCACCAGTATAGTTACTCTGACCTGCATTAAAAGTAAATGCACCCATTTTCTATGATTTTTAAATGATTAAAACTTGTATTTCTTAGTCGAGTGTACGGAACTTGAAGTCCTTTCCTACAACTTCGTCAACCTTTGCATTGACTTGTTCTTCAGCTGTCTTCATTTCAGCTTCAGCCTTACCCTTGTTTGCTTCAGAAACGATGTTGCCGAGATTGTCACGTGCAGGAATCTTAGCCAAGATGCTTTCTGCAAGAGCGAAGTCGTTCTGAGCAATCTTGATGTAGGTTTCCTTTTCGTCCTGATTGATTTTGCATTCAGCGATTGCCTTGTCAATGAGGGCGTTAACCTTTTCTGTCTTTGCAGCTTCTTCTGCGTCCTTGTACTGCTTCAATGAAGCATTAGCCTTTTCCAAGTCGGCTGTCAAGTTCTTAACCGATGTCTGAGCACCAGCCAATTCTGCTTGAGCCTTAGTCAACTGATTCTTAGTATCTTCGAAAGACTTTACAAGACCATCGTACTTTTCAGCCTTAGCCTTCAAGTCAGCAATCTGAGCAGATACGTTTTCAGCTGTTGCCTTTTCTCCAGTCAAACCGAAGAGGGCGGCGATAACATTGATTTCGTTCTTTTCCATTTTTGTAAACTTTAGTTGATTATTATCTTTTTCGTTAATAGTTTCCGGTTGGAATTGTGGAGTGGCTAAGCCCAGTACAGCCTTGATTTTCGATACATCCTTGACATCCTTCAAAGCAGCCTGAATTTGGTCACGGATTGCTTTAGGTGTTTCAATCACATTTTCAGCCTTGACAAAACCCTTTTCTACAGCTTGGGCGGCATTAAGGAATGTTCCGTCATTTCCTTCCTTACCATCCATGATGTCCTGAACTTCTTCTTCGCTCAGGCCGAAACGCTTGATATAGATTGTTTTGAGCTGGTGGGTAAAGGCATCAGTAACTTGCGTATATTCCTTTTCACCATTGTTGTCACAGAATGGGTTGTGAATCATCAGAAGCGCATAATCTTTCATGTAAAGTTCATCGCCAGCTGCCCAAATGATTGACCCCATAGAGGCTGCAAGAGCATCGTTGATACACTTTGTAGGAATCTTGCAATCCATGATTTTTGAAAAGACGCTCATACCTTCCACGCAACTGCCACCAGCTGAATTGATATGAATTCGGATTTCTGACGGGTTAACGTAATTGACAAGGTAGTCGAATTCCCACAAGAAACTATCGACACTCCAGTAGTCCGCATCGGTGTAGAAACAAATGTCAGCCGGGCTTCCAGCGCAACACTTTCCCTTAATGAATTTGAACTCTTTGTTTGCCATTTTGATTTTGTTTATTAATAATAGTAAGGATTTTTTATTTTTATGGATAAAAAATTTACAACAACCTTATTTTCAGGGGGTTGCTGTAAATTTCACGTTATCCGATAAAGCCCGTAGCTTCATCGTATTTTTTAGGATGGTCGAGGTTGTTATGTCCTTCAGGATTAACGCCTTCAATGGTTTTGTCCTGGTCGGCATGATTAGTAAAAGGAGGGCATACGAACTTCTTATAAACCTTGTTCCGTGTCACCCAAATGTTCCGTTGCTTGAACCACACTTCATAAGTCATCCAACAAGGCTGCAAGGCATCATCAAAGCTTTCCATAGGGTCGATGTACTGCAATTGACAGCGTTCCTGCAAGCACGGATAATTCGGTACATTTTCCTGAATGGTCTGATGTATACGTTCAGCAACGTAATACACGTCCATGTCATGACCTTCATCATGGTTGTTCAATCTGTTCAGAATGAATCTGATTCTCAATGTGGCACGTCCTTCATTGATACGTGCCTGTTGCACCAAGTATCTCCATTCGATGAAATGCACAAAAGCAGCAGGAAATCCTATCGTTTCTTCAAGGTTTCCATTCGGGCTGATGATTCTTTCATACTGGCCGTCACTGACTTGTACTGTGCGGAATATGGCAGGACTATCGGGAACGCCATATTCCCAAGTGACTTTCCTGAGTATTTCCTTCATGGCAGTCAACACATCAATCGGTCCGTTCGCTTCAACCTGCATCGGAACTGGAACAGGTTCTTGCTTGACGGGCTTCTTGGTGGCTGTTGCACTGCTTTTGTTACCACTGATGACCTTATTGTCTTTCTTGTCTACAATCATCTTTATCTGTTTTATTGATAATAGACTATACCTTCTTGATTAAGAATACATTATCGAACAGATATTGCTTCATGATGGACAATGCGAATGTGTCAATCTTGTCTGAGTGACCCATGAATTGTCTTTGGATATATGGTTTTGGTCGTCTGCCTCTGAAGCCCTTGCCATAAGTATCTCCTGGTCGTGGATTATTGTGGTAGCCAGCATAACAGACAGAAAGCTTCTTATGATGTGAAGGATTCGCTTTTACAATATCAGTATAAATACGTGTAAGTCCCTTGCTCTCATTTTCATTCAATTTGATTGAACGATACAGATCGCCATACTCTTTCAATATTCTTGAACCGGTTCTTCTCTTTGCTCGCTTTTTCAAAGTATAGTTTGACAATGCAGGCCATTTATGTGACCCGGTTGACCAAAACTGTTGATACTTGAATGACTCCTGGAAGACCTTTATTGCCCTGTGACCAACGACAACCCTAAACTTTTCAGCGTTTACTTGCATGTAATGAATGGCGATTTGAAGATGTCTTGTCCATTCCTTACTGCCATGCAATATAACGCCCTTACCAATGCTTGATTTTCCAATATCCTTCTTGCTAAGTTGGTTGCGCATCGAACCCCATTGCCTTGTAGAAGAATCCTTTGTCGGGCTATCAACTTTTCCATAAACAGCACGATGCCATCCATATTCGGGGTTCTTACCACCAGTCAAACCAAGTGGACGTGAAGCTTTTATAAAACTGTCACTTTTTAAAGAAGATGAATTGAAAAACTTGTTGTATTTTGAAGGCATTGCCAGTGACTTACTTCTAGTCCTGACAGTGCCTTGAACATGCCCCATGGATTCTCTCCATTGTTTGAGTACCCTGGGGTTGGTCACTTCGCTTCCACCTTTAACATAAAGTTTTCCGGTGGCTTTACTATATTCGTATTTTGAGGGGTCAAACTTCTTAGCCATAGTATTGTTCCTTTATGCGTGTAACAAAACCTTGCAGCATATCCTTATCCTCTTCCTTGACCTGGAAGTATGAATGTGATGGACCGAATATCCTGCCACAAGTAGCCAATGATTCACTGAACACGTCACTCAGTTGTTTAGGCTTCTGAATTTTACTTGCAGAACCCATGACTTTCTTGACATCAGCTTGTTTTGCCCTCACATCAAGAACTTCAAGGAAACAACGGCAGTTCCACTCAATAGGCGGTATCATCCAGGAAGGAAATTCATCTCTTGGTGCTGCATACCCTTGGAGTTCCATGTGCCAAGGACGGACTTTAGCGTCATTCTGTGTCCAATAGACCACATAGTCACGGCTGCCCATACCTATCCAACGTCCGGCGACCATAGCTGCATATTCAATGTCCGAGTTCTCGATTGCAGCATAAGTATCATTATACTTTTCACACAATGCTTCCAGTTCCTCATATTCTTCCGAATTGAAGTCTATCTCATCGTCATCGCATAATTCAAGAACTTCCTGATACAATTGGTATTCTTCACATACGGCAAAATCAATGAGATTGTTTACAGCTGCAATTATACGGTCACGCAAATCCTTATCATGCTGGGTCAGATTCTCGTCATTCATATTTTTAAGAAGCATAAGCGCTTCATCCACATCAATGTTCAATCCTCTGAAAGCGTGGTTGATAGCCAATTCCGCTCTCAATTCTGCAAGCGCATACAATGCTTCTTCCTTCGTATCGGAATTGATGTTCTTCAGTAAAGCTATAAACAAGGCAAGCAACTCCTTATACTCGCTTTCATGCTGAAGTTTTTCTTCATCAGTCATGGAAGCTTGTATGTTCTTGGAGAGTTCAGAGGTGCAACCGCCTTTTATTGCACCCCTGACAGAAAATTTATCTTGTTTCTTGGATGACCATAACGTTTTTCATACTCTTCATCACTCATGCGGACAATTCCATCCGGGTCATCATCACCGCCACCAACAGTTGAGCCATTGTTGCCAGTTTCGAAATTTCGTTGTTTTCCGACTTCGATACCCCATTCCTTGTTGATTTCTTCAGCATCGATTTCGTATTTGTTGGTAAGCATATCATAGAGCTTGATTTTATTCTCATCAGACATTTCAATCTTATTGCTGTATTTGAAGAACACATCAGGGGAAATGATTTTCCAATACTTCAGAATCGGGAGAACTTGTTCATTCATGATATTCTCCACGTTGGTTCTGTATGTGTTGATTCTAGCACGGAAAATGTCTTCATGAGCTTTGGTGGAACCTACATAGGACTGCATACCACCAGCCATAGATTCAGAACCTAGAATAAGATTTGAAACTTCCTTGTTTACATAATGGATAAGTGAATCATAAATCTTTTCTGAGTTGGACATAGTAAATGCCTTGATGTCAATTTCATCATCTTTACCAGTCACCAAAACCTTGTTCTGTGCTGCCGATGCAATCTTGTTTGCAAGTCTCTGGCGTGATTCGTTGTCTTCAGCACCAGTCTTTCCATGGATAATCGGTTGACCATAAGTATGGCTGAAGTTCACCCAATTACTCAATGTATATTTCTGAGCGAGAATCAAGGGTGTTGTAGCAGCAAACAATCCGAATCCTCCGGTATTAATCAGGACATAATTATGTTTGTATTGTTCGGCGTTCAAGTCCCATCCAGGGTTCCACCGGTGCCAATACTTCACTACACGTTGTTGGTCAGGAAGCACACATCTTCTTTCGATGCAGTTCACTTCCTTCAACTTACCAGTGTCAGGGTCAACTTCCTGCATGATTTCAATTAATGTATAGCCATAAAGATACGCTTCAACAACCCCTCTGATAATCTTTTCAAACTGAGTGCCTTGACAGATTCTCGATTCTTTAGGGTCACGAATCCACTTTCCGTTAGCATCTTCCCTTGCCATCATGTATCGTTTGCCTATCAGTTGCGAATACAAGGTTTCGATTACACCTTGCAGATGGGCATTCTGAATGTAGCATGAATCATAAAGGTCAATAAGACGTGAGCGGTCATCAAGTACAGTTCCATCTTCCACTTGACTGACGATACTCTTGAATTGACATCTACGGGTCAGTTCTTCGGTATATTCCTGAATCGTCTTCTTCACAATGTTATAATGAGCCACAAGTGCTTCGTCAGTGAAAAACTGACCATTCGAATTGTTTTCTGTTCTTTTACGCATAATGTAATGTTTTTTTATTTCTTAATAGACAGCATGTACATTACACCAGCCTTTACCTGAACATCAAGGGGTATGTTAAAATATACATCAAATCAAAAAATTTTCAATAATTTTTCAGTTGATTATCAAGTACATAACCAAACTTCAAATGTTAAACAATCCAATCTAACTATACACCCAAAACTATTATATAATGATAGTACATATTTAAACCACAAATTATATGACAGCAATTAACCAAATGTACCGTTTGAAAGTCGCCTACCAAGCGGAAAACGAATCAAGTGGCGAAATCGAAAAAATCAAGGAAGAAATCCTGGTTGAGTGCGTGAACTATACAAATGCCGAAGCCTTGCTGAATAAGCTGATTGAGACCTACAGCATGAACAAGCTTTGTCCGGCAGTGTACGAAATCATCAAGTGCAAGTTTGCAGCCGATGACATCTACATCAACTCATTGGTAGACTGTGACGATGACACAACCCCTTTGACCTATGGAAGACTCAACTGCTTCTTCAAAGACGAAAGCCATGGTCTTTATGTCGTGGACACAATCGTTTTCGGTGACAAGGAAGCCAAGGAAAAGGATGAAAAGAGAACTTTCCTTATTCCTGCAAATGACCCTGCCGATGCAACAATGCGTGCAAAGGCGATTTTGGGTTATGATGGCAATAAAGAAGAAGACATTGCAGTGACCAATGTTAAGTATGACAAGGCTGGAAACTTCTATCTTGACCCGATGACATTCAACAACCTTTCTGAACGTTCAGAAAAAATCTTCAAAAACTATGGATTATAAGACCAATACACTCAGTAAGGAAGCAAAGATTGCTGACGAGCTTATTCCTGAAGCAGCCGGATTGTTCTTCGGTGAAGTTGGAAATGACCAGGTTGTATTCGACTACACGGCCTATTTTGAACAGAACGAGCTTGAACAAATCGATTACAAGATGTTCATGAGAACAAACAAGAGATACATTGAACTTCTTGCAAGGGCAAAGAACAGAAAGACATCTGAATTGTTCTATCAGAATACCAATGGTCATATCTTGATAGCAGCCGAACTGGTATTTGTTTTTTTAGCTTTTTCAAATCCAGAAATGCTCGTGTATTTCAACGGACTAATAAGCGACGTAATGACAAGCGGTGTCGCATATAGTGATGGATTCGTATATGCCGCAGCTGCCGAAAGGTTGCCGTCAGAAGTGCTGGCAGACATCATTAAAAACCGTGCAAAGCAAGATGAAGAAGGAGATAAACAATAATCCCACCCAAATAGTAGCCTTTGACGCAACCTATATTCTGTGTGCAATGTTCAAGTCAATCAGTGAAGCAGCCACGATAACCAAGACATTGAGGCAGTCATTGATAAAGGCAGCATACGGGGACATCATTTCGGTAAACGGAAGATACTGGAGAGCCGTGCCGTCAGATTTTCAGATAGAGCCTGACGACCTTGGAACCCTTACTCTATTTGAATTTGATGCTGCTATCGGTGTTGACAGAAAAATCTACAGCACACGAAAGATGCTAAAGTCTACCGTCATGTTGGAAAGCGATTATCTTAAAACAATTGAAAACAAAAAATAGATAAGAATATGTTGAAAATAGATATTGTAAACAAAAGCAAGAATCCATTGCCCAAATATGAAATCGAAGGTTCGGCAGGTATGGATTTGCGAGCAAACATTGAAGAAGCGATCGTATTAAAACCGATGGAGCGTAAAGTAATTCCTACCGGGTTACATATCGCTCTTCCCAAAGGATATGAAGCGCAAATTAGACCACGTTCAGGACTGGCCGTAAAGCACGGAATCACTTGTTTGAACAGCCCAGGCACTATAGATTTCGGTTTCACCGGAGATATTGGAGTAATCCTGATTAACCTTTCAGCCGAAGATTTCAATATTCTTCCTGGTGACAGAATCGCCCAAATGGTAGTTACAAGCCATGAAGAGGTAGAATGGAACTTGGTAGAAAAGCTAGAAGAAACTTCACGTGGTAACGGTGGTTTCGGACATTCAGGTGTAAAATAGTTTAGTTCATCAATAAATTAATTGGGTTGGAGGTAGCTGTGAAGCTGCCTCTTTCTTTTTATAAGGTACGCACGTGAAGAAACAAATTTCTAAAATGTTTAATAACCTAATTCCCAGTGAATTATATTTGTTTTAACCTAAATTAACCGTGTTATAATTAAAATTATTTTGTTGTTTCACTTTTTGCACATACATTTGCAGATATAACGAACTAAAAAGGAATAATTATGAGTTTGAAAGGAAGTATTACAACATCGGACTATTTACCGTTCAGCGATTATCAGAAGCTGGTGCAGACCCTTATCGATGAAGAAAAATACTGGTGGGCTTGCTATTGTATCTTGTCCTTCTGTACTGGACTTCGTTTTTCTGACGTAAGAAGACTGCGTTGGATAGATGTTCTTGACCAAAAGAATATCATTGTAACGGCTAAGAAAACAAACAAGACACATATCATCCCGATTGGAAACAATGCTTCTGACCATCTCAACACATTGTATAAAAGAATGGGCAGACCGAACAAGACGAGCTATATCATTGCAGGTCAACAGAATTCGGAAAAATCGGTCAATATCCAGTATATAAACAGAATGCTGAAGGGCTTTGTCAAGAAGTACAAGTTGAACATAGAACACTTCAGTACCCATACGTTCAGAAAGACCTTTGGACGCTATGTATATGAAAAGTCTGGAAGAACCAATGAATCGTTGCTTTACCTCAACAGAATATTCAAGCACCGGAACATCGAGACCACCATGGTTTACCTTGGAATACGTGATGAGGAAATAGCGAACATATACCACATGATTGAAATTTAGAAAATGATAATAAACAAGGACAGAGGAATATTCAAGGGAATGAAGCGTTGTGTCTGTTGCAACGGAAAATATTTCATGGATGGTTATGACGAGAAAGACAAGATTGTAAGGCTGATGGTCAAGGAAGGTATATGCTACAATTGTGCATACTGGAAGACCATCATCAAGTCACCTCCACAATATATGGAGGTGGTGAACAACCAATGTTTGAGGATATTCCCGAAGGTCGAAAAGAAAGACAAATCAATGATATTGGGAGGCCAAGGCAAGGTCAGGTATTTCATGAGACCCGACTTGAGTGTAACCAAATCGAACGATATATGGGTTATAGGCAAGGTTCCTGAAGTATTCAGAGACAAGCTGCCGAATACAATGGTGGAAATCACTCAAAAGGGATATACGAGGCTGAATGTCAGCAAGAATAAAAACAAGTGTTCAGCCCGTGGATGCTTCGATAGATACCATTGTGTAAGATATAGAATTGAATTGGAAAACGACCATATAGGAGCCTACAACCAGGTTCCTCCAGCCTGGAAGGTCGGAAATGAACGTTGCAAGTTTTTTATAAACAAGAACGAAATAACAATTGATGAAGGCAGTGTTGAATAATAACATTTATGCCTATGAAAGAATGGTTCAAAACAAAGTACCGAATCATGCCGGTCTATTCTGAAAAGAACAACAAGCAGATTGCGGTAATGGTTGAGGTGAAGTATAACTTTATACATGAGTTCCAGCCGATGTCAAAGAAATGTCTCGATGAAAATGGCGAACTGACCGACAAGCCTGCCATCTTTGACAATGAAGAAGATGCATTGTTCTTTATTAAACATCTAACCGAATCCTTATGAAACGTTATCTAATCACTGAAGTGGTCACTGCAAAGCCCATGTCATTCCATGAAGCATGTATGCAGCATGACACGATCGGTACACTGGCAAATATAACAATGCCTTCAGAACCGGGGTTCGTACTATGCCATACACGTCCGTTCAGGTTTGAATGGGTATCCGAAAGTGCGTTTATAGGAGTTCCGTTCGACAACAATGAAGAAATGTTGAAGCATTACTTTAATGCACTGGAGGAAATATCCGATTTTGTAAAGAAATACAGCAAATCGGCAACGGAAGAACAAAGGAATATAATCTACAGCATCAACAGGCACATGAAAGCCATCAAGTCAAATTTCAAGAAACTTATAGATTAATTTTAAAAAGCGAATATTATGGAAGGAAAAATCAACGAATTATTGGAAAAAGTAATGACAACCATCGACAAGGATTCTGATGCTGTTGTCTTGGTGCATAAGGACGGCAAATGCGGTGCAGTAGTACATGGAAATATCGAACACAACGCAATGTCCATGTTCTCGTGTATGCACCAGACTGAAGGAGAGCTTGGTACAGCATTGTACAATATCCTGAAGCTCAACGTGCTCAACATCCTTGGCAACCCTTCTCCTTATGCTGATGACCTTTTGGATGCAATCAACAACTTGGCAAACTCAATGGCAAATGAGGTGGATGAAATCAAAAAGAATCCACACATGACTTTAGTGAAAGGAGCTGACGATGGCACAATACACTAATTACAGCGAATCTGACCTCCACCTATTGTTGAACGAGCCGTGGGAAATCAGTGACCGTCCATATATGCTTCATGCCGCCTATGCCATCAGCTGTCTGTACGAAACGGTAGTGCCGATAGATTATGATGACGACGAAACGTTCAGTAAGGATGACATGTGGGGCTGTACAATCCCCAAAACGATATTGGACAGACTTGTGTCGGATATTACTGAAAATTTCAACGGAGCCGCCGTGAATGGTCAACGTGTCGATATATGGGGAAGGTCGTATTCAATTAGAAAGTGCAATGCCTATGACCCGAAGAGAATACACCTCATCTTTGATTTTCCGATTGAGAACGGAGAATACAAGATAACCAAGGAGGGCATCAAGAATCTCAGCGGCATTGTTCCTGAATCATTGCAGAAATATGAGACCACACTGGACGAAACCAAAGCCAACAGAACTTACCTCAGACAAGTGATAATGCTGGCAGAGGACGACAAGAACAACGGGTGGGACAAGCTGACGGATATGGAAGTCGCAATGTATTGTTGGGCTTTGTATTACCACAAGTACCAGTCTGACAATTTGATTGAGTTCCAGAACCTATATAAGGACTATATATATATAAAGGTAAGCGAAATCAAGTCTTGCTTTATTGAAAAGGCCATATTTAGGGAACGTCCGGTAGGAATGTACACTTTTTCCGCAAGGAAAGTTCAAGAATGGAATGAATCTGCAAAACAAGAATCGTTTGCAAGCAAGATACCTGAATCAGCTGCCACTGATTATTGGTATGACGTAGCGTTGAAGAAGACTTTTAAAGAATTTGCAGTGTAATTTTAAGCAGAGAAAGGAAGGGTGATTATCCTTCCTTTCTTCTTTCTATGATTTCCCTGGCAAAGAGGATTGCTTCAGTCTCGTCTATAAAATAATTGCCGACTTCAAACCTTTCATCATGCTTGGCTCCACCCATATCCATGTCGGCAGTGACCGTGAACCTGTCAGTGATGTACCAGTACTTTTCCCTGTAGTTTCTTCCGTTCTTCTTGATGAACGTGTTTGACCTTCCGTTGAACATCCAACCTTCCTTTGCAGCCCTGTTGTGAAGTGCCTGAACCTCTTTCAATGACGATGGCTTCAGGGGTGTACACTTCTTTTCTATCTCACAATCAAATTTAAGCTCATCTCCAATCAACAAAGCCACAAAACGATAATTGCAATCGCTTGATTCTAGGAACATTCCGACATTAACCCCTGGAGTATCCTGACGTTTGAAGGTTACATAGGAATATTTTTTAGGAGTGTACAGTTCTACCAGTTTTCCGTTCCTCACTGAGAAGTCATAACCATTATTGAATAGCAACTCTTCAAATTCATGTATAGGCTTCTCTTCCAACGGCAGAATCTTTCCTGGAAATACTTCCAAATCCTTTGTGACCAACTTGCCTTCAAAGTCACAATAAGCGGCCAATATAGCCGTAGTCGGCACTGAGATGGAAACTATGCCTATGGTATGGCCATAACGGACTATATCACCGGAACCGAAACCATTGTCAACCCAATCGATGAACTGTCTGTAGGTTGACCTGTATTTCGGCTTCAGGGCCTTGTGTACCTTGCCTCCCTTGAAATAGTTCCTGCAATAGGCAAGCACCAACTGCCAGTCATCTTCGGGAAATTCGCACTGGGAAGTGTATCTGATTATCTGTTCTATGGTTTTCATGCAAGTCAAAATGGATAATTGAAGTGCAAAAATAAATAATATAATTCTAAAATTTGAAAAATGACCGAATTATTAGACTATTATATTGTGAAAACAGCCCGTTTGTGGCTAATTTTGTGGAACTATCCAATTGATGAAAGCAGTGTTGTGAAAACATTCATGACATGAGAAGAAAGCCACCGAAGAAGTCTCAGCTTCCAAAGCCTGAGCCGATTATAATCAAGATTAATCCATTATCGAAGAAACAGGAGATACTTATGCCCAAAATACGGTATGAGACCATTGCCACAATCGACATGGAAACGAAATTCACAGGCGAAATAACACCGGTACCGACCGTGCTGATATACATCATGACACCTTTGGAACTGAAGGTCATAACCACAATAATGCAAGAGACTTACCTGAATGGTCGATGCCTTATGACCATGAAGGAGATGTCCATACGTTTCAATTGTACCTATGCCGCAGTCCAAACCGTATTGAGCAACCTGAGAAGACGGAGCATATTGCTTGAAGAACCAAGCGGCAATGGTGGTAGCGGCAAAAACCGGATGCTGAACTTCAAGGCCATACAGCATATAAACGACCTGGTTCAAGGGGAAGACCCTGGTGTGTATGCACGGATAAAGAGCATCATCATTCGAAGGGACATCCTGACGCTGACCAAGGAAGACATCAGAAAAGGCTATGACAACAAGGTACTCCCTCCGGGACACGATCCGGTAGAAGAGGAAGAGTACGACTAATAATAATCAAGTGATGAGAGCAGCGGATTTTTAACTGAAAGCACAATGAGCAGACCGATTCATTTTGAATACCAGGAATTCAACGGATTCACTGTAGTGGCACTTGATTCAAGGCTGTCAGACTATAATTTCCAACCGATGATGGAAGGTGACAAGCCGATGGTAAGGATGCCTGAGAAGACCGTGAAGGATTGCAGAAACATTGACGGGTGTGTATATTTCCATCTTGGACATGTTACCGATGCCGTAATGGTAGATTTGATTGAGAAATTCCAGAAACTAAAAAAGGAAAAGGGGTGGAAACAGCAGCAAGGACTGATAATCCCTGACCATAAATTCAATTTCGGGAACCATGACGATTAATGAATATTGCAGAAAACTGAGCTTCCACAGCTTCGAGAAATATCCTGAGCAGAATACCGACATCTATATCAAGTGTGACGGGATGGATATGGGAACAAGGGAGTATGTGTACAAGTTCATACGGGTAAACAAGTTCAATGCTGCAACGTTTGACCCGAAAGAGGTGAAGAAAATCTTGAATAATGACGATGTTGACTGGAACTTCTCGTGGCTTCCGGCTGACGAAATAGATGAAAACTATGATAAAGACAATAATACTGAGCGCAATGCTAAGTGCAGGACAGACATCACAGATGAACTGGCCGATTAAACAGGATGCGATAATCGTATCAAGAAACGAAAAGAGGGAAAGCAGAAGGGAGCGCAGGGCAAACAAGCGCTGACAAAAAGACTTTTAGTTTCCGCATGGAACTATTATAGGGTGTGTTTTCATGGTATTAGATTTTTAAGGTTAATTGGGGTGCGCTGGGTTGTGAAACTCGGCGCATTTTTTTGTTTATATGGCTGGGACGGTTCTTGTGTGTCATTCCATCCATGCACATAATGAAGCCTCAAAAAGAAAGAGAAAAAAGAAAAACAAGAAAAAAACAAAGAAAAAGAAAGAAAAAGAAAAAGTTGACAGCCTTCAAAAAGAAAAAGAAATAAAAAGAAAATAAATAAAAGAAAAAAAAGAAAAAAGTAGAAAGAAAAGCTCGTCCGTTTTCGGGACCACTAACGTTTTTTATTTTTCACTCACCTAAAGGCTCATAAAAAATAAAATCCCGAAAACGTCCTCGCCCCGCCCGCGCGAGCGCGTGCGTTGGGTTGGGCAATAAAGCAGTATAGGCTATAAGGGTAATAAGGGTAGAGATTGTAAGATACACTTCCAGCTTTTAATTCAAAGAATTTATTCTAGGGTACTTTAGGGAACTTTAGGGAATGATAGATAACTTCCAGCAAATTTTAAAAAAGCTTTTTTAGGTTTTAAGGGTAGGAATGGTAGGTTATGGTAGGAAACTTCCAGGATAATTTTTAAAAAGCTTTTTATGGTTTTGATGTTAGGTCATGTTAGGAAACCTTCAGCAAACTTCAGGGTACTGCTTCCACTGCTTGCCTCACTCCCGTTCGGCGTATCGCTACTCCGTAGCTCTTTCTGTGCTCTTCCTCCCCCCATTTTAAGCCCCCCTCCACGCTGCCGCCGCCGTGCCGCCCTGGGTTCCGCCGATTCTTGCCGATGGTGTGCCGTGGATTTTCGGATTTGGATTTTTGGGTCGGGAAAAATTCGGGTGACGGCTTTTGGGGGTTCTGTGGTGGCCGTTGGATTTTTTCCTGATGGTGGTGCTTCAGAAAACCGGACTTGAAAATTGGGGTCGGGAAAATTTCGGGAAGGTGTTTTAAGGGGTTTCTTGGGGTAAAAATGGCTGAAAATTTTTGGTTGGTGTGTATGTGCATGTGGTGGGTGGTTTGTAAAATTAATTTTAAGGCTATTTTCAGGCGATTTAGACAACTTTTATGGCTTCTGTGTACATTTCCTAGTCTGAGGCTTTAAAAGTGCCTTAAATCGAAGGAAAATGAATGATGGTGTTTTGAGGGGTTTCATGGGGGTGTTTTGGGGGACTGGTGGGGTGGCTGAGGTGGGGTTTGGGAAAATCGGGATTTGAAATTTCGGAAAAGTTTACATCTGGCATGAAGCCTAGAAGAGCCACCCTCCCTACCATTTTTATTTAAAGCATTGATTTTCAGTACTTTATATTATTGTTAGTGTCACTTCCTACATTAGTGATACCAAAATTCTATAAATGTTCTAAAACACCGATTTTTATGCTTTTCCAAAGGTTACTGAGTTTTGATATTTTCTCTCCGCTAACTAGCTGATAATCATATAGTTAGCATATCGAAAATGCACAAATTTAGATATTTTAACGTAAATTGTTCTTACTTTTTACATGTCTAAAACTCCGATATTTAACCTTTCTTCACAATCATTTCACCCTATACCAAAATCACCCTAAACAAATACCTCAAAACTCTGTCAAAAACACTCTTTTTTCATAAAAAATCAAATTTTTGTCTCATTGATTATCAGTTAGTTACAAATTATTTTTTCTCACTTACACCTTATATATACACATAAAAGAGCTTCAAAAAAATTTTTTCAAAAATAGTTTGATAAATCACTTATCCCACTTCATATATGTGGTGTAAAAATTGAGACACAAATAGTGAATCAATGATTACATGTTCTTTGACATTTTGTTCTCTAGTGTTACTATCGACACATTAAGACTATCTCAGTACTATGTACTCTGTATGTCAGTCTATGATTGGCTTATAGTCTGTGTTCATATAGTGCCAAAATGAATTCGAAAGCATAAATTACGCACATAGGGAAGCGTATAGTCACACGGGTGATGTCGTGTGCATCAGGCAATGGTCCGATAGGTGAAGTTTAATGTCGTGTAGCCGAACAAAAAATCCACGCAAAAATAGTGTGGTTACATCAAGTGCAAATTGTATCATATAAGCAGCAAAAATGCCACGCAATGACTCCCAAAGGCATGGGAAGAGCGGGTAATCCCTGAGCGGATGCTATGGTACAGACGTAGGAGCACAAGTTACGTCCGCTTTATACCCTAGAACTGACCTGGGCGCATTAGGTGAATAGTGCGTCCGGGTGGAGTTCGTCGGGGGAATCGATTCTCTTGGGGGTACAAGTATAATTTAAAATAAAAATGTTATGGAAAATCCTGCAAATAATGTATTCAAAATTGCGCTAGTGATTACACTCATCAGCGGTATATGCCTAGTTATTGTCCCTATAATCGCCTTTGCAATGATTGACGAAAGCAATTATAGCGCACACAATGCAATTATAAGTACGCAACAAATTTCCTTCTTGGGGCTTATTGTTGGCGTTGGATTTATGTTTATTGGATATTTATGTAAAGAATAATAACTTAAAAACTTACAATTATGGGAAAGACTCAAGTAACAATTACGAAGAAGCAAGAAAACAAGGGTGCAAAGGGTATCATGGACTTGACTAGCACCATCGGACAAGTGCTGAAGCAGTTCATGGGCATCTACAACAAGACTTTGCCCGATTGTGACGGGCTTACAGTGGAAGACTGGATGGATGCACACGGAGTGCATAGATTCGTGGGCAAGAACGGCAAGAAGGGGAATTATACCCCCGCATTGCTCATGGAAGGATGGCACGAGGACATGAAGGTGAAGTCCGACGACGGGAAGACGAAATGTTCATGCGTGTTCAGGAACGTGCCTGCAAAGGTTGTAATCAGTGACCCGAACGACCCTGAAGGTGTGGCATATCGTGTCTTCACGAAAGAAGAAGCCGAAAAGATGGACGGAAAGCCCATCAGTAGATACATGCTTTCCGAGATAGCGGATAACAAGTGGAGTGTGAACACTATCCTCAGAGGCTTGAAGCAGACACGCAATTTCGACAAGGAGAACGAGAAGTCCATCGAAAGCGAGTTGGCATGGGAAGACCTGGAACACGTGTATATCGTGACCTACAAGAAGGTGAAGAACGCAAGTACAGGTGAAACTGGGGTTCTCCGCAAGGTTGTGGAAGTTGAGAAATCAAGAGTGACATTTTGATATTGCTTGTTTATTGGAGGGCGGACAGGTATAGAGGCTTGTCGGGTGGTTCAAGTCCACCCCGTCCACAAATCAAAAAGAATATGTTATGAAATTGCAGGAAATCGTTGCTGCATTGCCTGAAAGTTGGGTGATGCAGGGGAATTGTCGTGCCCATAAGCGACAGCCAAGTTTGAAGGCTAAACGTGCCATGCTTGACCCTTACGAGGTAGGCATGATGCGCCTGAAGGAAATGCAGTTGCCTTTCCACGTGCTCAATGCTGAACAAGTGGAGCACATAGGACAATGCAGCATCGACCGCACCTATATCATGGTAGTCCGTGAAGGCAAGACATGGACGATTGTGAGATACACAAGGGAAATGGTCTGCAAGTACAGAGGCCACGGATATATCATCAAGGGAAAGAAAGTGATTCCTCTACAGCACCATAAGCAAGGCACATTGGAAGAACTGATGGTATCGTATGAACATGAGAGCGATTGTCCTTTGGACGTGTTGGATGCTGAAGGCTTGTTCCATGCTTTCCAAGGCAGAAGAATCCACAAGGGCAAGAAGAAGGGCGGCGAGAGTTCAATCCATCAAATGTGCAAGAGAGTGTGCGAATCACAGGACTTGTCAAGACCATGGAAACGTGGCGAGCGTGTACACATGAGAGCCGAGAACAGGAAGAGACGTGAGGCTGAGCGCAAGGAACAGACTGCACTTGGCATCATCCGTGTCGCAAGGGTCGGCTTAATCTACAAGTCAAATACAAAGGCGGTACAAATGAAGAATATCCATTAATCTTAAAAGCATACGATTATGAAAAAGACAGAGAAACTTATGATGGCAGCAATTGCCGTAATGATAAACATGCCCATGAGCATGACTGAAGCTATGGAAATATCCAAGTCACATGGAGTTGACCACCGTGAAGTAATGGCAGAAGTTACAGCCATGTTTGAAGCTGAGCAAGCGTTTGAAAATGATTTGAAGGAGGACAAGAAATGAAGACGGTAGTGTACATGTGTTATGCGGTTTTGAGTGTTGTGCTTTGCTTCTTCTTTCTGATGGCAATCTCAGAATCTGAAGTCAGCGCAATGATTGGTGTAG